TGAGTATTGAGTTCCTTGTGTATCTTGCTGGCTAAGTACATGGAACCTCCGAGTTGTATTCATTCCTATTTATATTTTTAAAATTTTATGGCGTCAAAGTTCTTTTTACTGAATGTCTTGGATGAGATGAAACTGGGCTTTTCTGCCCCATCTTTCCGTTCTTCATCCTTGTACAAATTCTTCTGTGCAGACATGTCCAAATCATATAATCTCATTTTAGCGCGATCCACACCCACAACAAATCGTTTATGAGAATTCGGATCCGCATACCGATTTTTCAACTGTTTCACCATGAGCTGCCCGAGTTTTTCTAAGTCCTCAGTGCTAATGAGAGCAAACATAAAGTCAGCAGTTGCTGGAAGTCCAAACGATTCACTAGTATCAGTAAGTTCCACATCACTATTTGCATACCCACTCCTTGTTGTTTGTGTTGCCGAAACAATAGGCACATTGAATTCCACAGCCAAACCACGAAGTTCTTCGGCAATACCTTTGATATAGATGTAACTATTTACACTTCCAGACATTTTGAACCGACTACTCGCACAAATATTCAAATAATCAATGAAGATGATGTCAGGACGAAATTCCTTTTTCAAATTCAATTCATTTAACAATGCACGAAAATGACCAGCGTGTGCTGAGGCAGTCGGATATTCCTTGATGATGAGTTTGCCTTCCGTCTTGTTCTTGATTCGAGAAATTCTATCATCGAACATTTGCTTCGGAATATTCTTTAAATCATCCATTGTAACATTCATCAAATTGGCGTCGATACGTTCAGCAATCCGCTCTTCCGCCATTTCCATTGTGATGTACAACACATTCTTACCTTGTGACAAGGCGCCAGCCGCCATATGACACATGAATAAACTTTTACCTACACCAGTACCTGCCAGAGCGATATTCAACGTCTTGTTCGGCAATCCGCCCTTTGAGATTTTATTAAACATTTCCAAATCAAAAGGTAGCCGCTCCTCATCACGATGATAGAAATCATATCGTGACTCTGAATCTTTCAAATAATCATGACCTACACTATTATCGAAACTTACCGCAAGGGCATCCTTGAGAATGTCTGGTATAGCTTCGTTAGTGTATTTTTTATCTTTGCCATCAATGATTTGAATGGATTGAACAATGGCATTATATACCGCCTTATCTTTACAAAATTTTTCCGTCTCGTTTAACAACCATTCCTGATTCTTTTCTTTCTCAGGAAGAGATGTTAACAGAGAAGTGATTTTTTCAAATGCATCCTCTGTTAACGTCTTATCCTGTTGAATGATGATGTTTAGTGCTTCTTCTGTAGGAGGCGCATTATAATCATCAACAAATTTTACAACTGTCTGGAATATTTTCTTTTCTGAATAATCAATGAAGTATTCATCCTTCAGAAAGGGAATCACCTTCCTCAAGTACATCTCGTCCTTCAATAGATTGGACAGAATCATCATTTCCAGTTTCATTATTATTATCCTGTGTCAGATTTTCTTCTAGTAAGACCCGAAGTACATCACCAATATTATTCTCAATCTCTTCTTTACGTTCTTCTAAATTAATATTTTCCGGGACAAGTAACAAGTGATAATCGAAGTTGATTTTTCCATTACCTTCTTCATCTTCACCAAGGAACTCAATTTTGCCAAAAGTGAATGCAACACCCTCTAATGGTCCTTCTTGAAACAGTAAATAATGTGATGCTGTATTTTGATCCTTAAATTCAAGGTTTTCCTTCACCATGTAATTATGCATTTTCATATTCCTCGGTTATGATTTCATCGGTAAATTCACTTATAAGTGATGAGTTAGAAATGGCAAATCGTTCTGTAATCCAATCTTGAAATGCCACATCCTTCAGAATAGGAATCCAAAACTCTTTATTATATGTATCAGCTTGACGATACTTCTTTTCTTCTCCCTTCTTTTGATACCAACCATTTTGTGGCTTCACAACAAATCCTGCCTCAAGAGCAACATCCAGCAATCCAGACCAAGTACTGATGCCACCTTCAAAAGATACTTCAACAGGAATTTTACTCTTCTCACGAACATATCGAGACTTTTCAACATTGATGATGAAGTTATAACCTGTTAAATCTGTTCCTGTCTTTTCCTGCTGACGACCAATAATGAAGATGTTGTCAGCCGAATAATAGATGCCTGTGCCACCTGATACAATATCCTTCGGGAACATACCAATTTCCTTATAGGTATGATTCACTACAACCATGGGAATGTCTTTGATGGTTAAATGGGGTGTACACATACGGAACAAACTCTTGAGCTGCTTGGCACGAGTCATGTCCGCCACACTCTTGCCTTCTAATGCATCCTCGACTTCCTTCCGAGAAGCCAAATTGCCAACACTATCAACAATAATAATAACATGTTCACCTCGTTCAATACCATTGATTTGTGACATCATATCATGCTTCAGTTGCTCAATATCAGTAATAGGCGTGTGAATCACACGGTCGGTATCAATACCGAAGCTCTTGAAGTATCCTGCGGGCGCACCAAACTCTGAGTCATAAAATAGAATCACAGCGTCCTCATACTTTTCCATGTAGGACTTGGCAAGAAGCATGGCGAATGCTGTCTTGAAGTGCTTTGAAGGACCAGCAAACACGGTCAAGCCGGGAGTTAATCCTCCATCAAGACGACCTGATAGTGCAACGTTAATCATCGGGACAGGCGTTTGAATCATGTCCTTGGCAGCAAAAAACTTGCTTTCTGTTAATACTTCAGTTTCACGAATGGTGCTATTCTTTCTCAATTTATTCAATAATGACATGTTTTCTCCTTAGAATAAGTCATCTAATGTTGCCACGGGATTTACATTCCAACCTAAACAATCCATGACAGTTTGCATAGGTTCTAGGAAACTCTTTTCAAACATCGTAGTATAATCAACATACTTATGTAAGTCAAGTTCTTTTGGTAATTTGCCAGAGAAGGCAACGCTATTCTCACGAATAGGATTCGGCTCCTTTAAATACAGATATTTAATTTTGTCGCCTTCTTTAATTAATTCATACTTCTTGTCCAGCTTCTTTGCCTTGACATGATGATTATATAGAAGAGCACCACGAACATGCAAAGGTGTTGCCTTGATGTAAATGGATCCATGCGATGAATACTTCGCCAAATTATTTGCACTACGAGGGAAGGCAATTTCTTCTGGCGTCATCTTCATGAATTCATTTTCAATTTTAGCAATGAACTCTTGAAGTTCCTGTTCACTAGAACACAACGCCATTTTCACCGCATCACGGAGATACTGTCGGACGCTGCCTGGTGTGCTACTACGAACAATTTCTAACCCTTGAACCTTCAACTTGGGTTCCTTGTAGCGAACACCTTCACTGTCATATACATTCAAAGCATATCGCTTCTTTGCCACCCAAATGGCTCTATCGGCAATCACTTCTCGCTTAAACTCCATCTTGTTCGTGTAGGCATTTGTCTTGTTCGCAATATTCTTGCATGCCTTGTCTAACACCTCACGAATCTTTTCTTTACAGAGCTTATCAATCACATCAGTAATTTTATTCTTATCCAGATGACTCCAATGTGTCTGAACCAGTTTGTCCAGAGTTACATAACAACTATCCGTATCGGAATAGAACGTATAGTCTACACCTGTAGTGTTGCATGCCTTGTTAAGAAAGGCATTCAATTCACGACCCACATATTGAATGATGTACTGACCAGTCAATGTGATACCTTCGGCAATTCTATCATCATAGAACCGAAAATATTGATTGGCCCAGGCGCCATACAAGCTATTCAACTGAATCTTTCGAGCCATTTGAATATTGTTATACTTGGAGATGAGCTTAACTTGCTCTGGATCCTTGGTCTTTTCATATTCCTTCTGGGCTTCAATCATTTTCTTCTTGTAGAATACACGCTCGCTGAAAATCTTTTCTACAATTTCAGGAAATAATCCTTGATGGTCATGTGTGTAACAGAAGCCATTTGCTGCCATGGCGATATTTTTCTTTTCCAAATACTCGGAGTTATCAAAATCACCAAGAAGAACATCAGGAGAACAATCCACCGTAACATCCGTCATGGTCTCGGGACTCATATTATACTGCATGATGATACTGGGATATAGAGATGCGGCATCGAAACTCACCACCCAATCATACTTACCCGGGACTGGTTCCTTAACATAGGCGCCCGCAATAGTACGTCCTTCCTTGTCTTCCTTTTGTTGAACAATGATGTTCTTGTTCCACAAATGATTATACAGAATACAATCCCAAGTACGTACAGCAGAGAATACATCACTGAAATTACATTTGG